TGTTACCTCTATATCTTTGTTAATATGTTTTTCTTTTTTATCTTCTTTTTTTGGTTTTTCAACTGTTTTATTTTCAATCTCAAAACCTTTCTGAACATAACCTAGTTTTAAAAACTTATCAAGGTTATTGGGATTAATAGTAATTATATTTTCCCCTTTAATCATTATTATATCTTTAGCCATTATGCTGTACCTCTTGTAAATTCATATAAAACTCTTACCACAATTCTAACTGCTCCGATAGGAAATAATACACCTTCATCTGCTGATGCATCTACAATCTGTGTATCAATAGCATTTCCATTTCTAGTAATATCATTATCAAGTGTTTCTTCTACGACTTCAATTAATTGGTTTCTTGCAGTATCAATATTTGTTGTTGTGCCTTTAACATAACCAACTATAACAAAATCAATAGTACCTGACCTTTTACCGGTACTATTACTACCCATAGTAAAATCTTCTCTACTTTCATCACTTGTAGAGATATAAACGGCAGGAAATTGTGCGTTACTTAATTCTTCAGCTTCAAATGGCTCTCTTGAAATCTTCTTAAATGTAATTGGTGAACTAACTGCTGTTAGTTTAGTTACTATATCTATTGCTATATCTTCTCTTTTGCTCATAGTTTTAATTCCTTTGCAAGTACTCTAGCAAATATTGTTCTAATTTTATTTTGCTCATCTTTACTTATTCTAAAGAATTGTCTAGTAATTTTTTTCTTACCTACACCAAACATATCGTGAAATGCTGCTTTTTTATTAGCAAGGTTTTGTCTAAAGAATAATACACCTTTACTAGATGAAACTTTAGTTGTTAAAGAACTAAACATTTCACCTGTGTCTTTTAAATCAACTACTCCTGATTGTTTAACTCCTGCTCGTTTATAATTAGGTGAATAGGGTTTAAATCGTTTACCATAAGCATCAACACCTTTATTTTGTGTTCTATCTATAATTGCATCTATTTCAAAAGCTGAAACATTTGCTAGTGACTTCTTAATAGCACTAGACATCTTTCTTGACATAGCTTTGATTTCATTAGCAATCTCTACGGAATTACTAGTAATCTTTATGTCAGCGACCATTATCTAACTAATCTTAAATGGTGAATTGGCTCTTTCTCACTTGTTGATATTGTGTTATCTCCATCTTCATCATACTCAACACCATCTCTTAATACTGCTTGAAATTCAGTTGCATATTTTGTTTTATAATGTTCCATTTGTACTTGAAAAGCATCTTTGTCACCTTCAGGAGTAACCCACTTTGTAAATAATGGTAATATATATTCTGCAAGTGCTTTATAAACAACTGCTCTAGTCCATTGTGAATTTGTTAATTTAGTACTATCTAATTCAATAGAAGTAACTTTCGTAATATCTTTATATCTTACAGTATGGCGATATCTTTCCCACCATTCCTCACGAACTTGTCTTATAACGTCATTTTCTGCATTTTGTAATGCTGCATCAAAATCATTATTACTATCTAATAAACCATATTCTTCTACATCAGGTTTGTAATCTTTTACATCAGCTATAGATACTGAAAATTCAGAGGTTGCCATAATTTTATCCTTTCAATAATAGGTGGGGAATTACCCCCACCCATAAAAGTATTACTATTGAATTGATGAGTCTGCTAAGACTTCAATTCCGTAGCTATCGTGCAATTCGCCTACTCCGTAGACTGCAGTTGCGACGATTTCATCTGCACGAAGAGAAGCATCTCTTTGTGTTTCAATCTTAATGTCCTGCATCATAGCAATAGCAAGTGCGTCTTTGTGGAAAATTCCACCTTTATAATCACCTGCTGTGCCTGTGTTTGACATATTACCTGTTTCAAAGATTTTAATACCTGCGATTTGACCAATAAAGCCATTTCTTAATGCTTCGTTAGATAAATCAGTATCTAAACCTGCAAAGGTATTTGTTAGACCTGATTTAAGGTCATAAGCAATCTTTGGGTGTAAAACACAATATGTTTCATTAACAGGTAGACCTAATGCTCTTAGTGTTGATGCTGCATTAAATAATAATGCAGGAGTAATAGCTGCTGAGTCTGTTCCAACTGCTGTGCTAAAACCATCAAATAAAGCAATTAAATCTTGGTCCATTTTTTTAGCGATTGCTTCACCAAAAAGTCTACCAATATCTGCTGCTACATTTCTAGGAGCAGAGTTTTTTGCTAGGTCGGTTAATGTTGTCATTACACCTACTTCTGCTGCTGTAATAGTTACAGAAGTTGGGTTAATTGCTGTGTTAGCTAAATCTGTTGCTTCGGCTACTGCTGCTGCTGCGACTGCTGCATAAATAGGAACTTCAACTGATTTACCACCACCTGCTATTGCGTAGTTCTTCACAAGGTTTTTCATTATAGATTGCTCTTGAATAACGAATTGTGCTTCAGCTACGATTTCAGTATACAGTTCACTAACTGTACTGGAGGTTGTTTCATCTGCCATTTTAATATCCTTTCAATGATATTTATTTATTTAAATTAATAATCGTACTGACACTATCTCTTTGCTTTCTAAGTTCAGCATAGATTTTCCTGTCGGCAGGATTATTCATGTCTAGTTCCGAAATGTTTAGAGTCTTATTCGTATCTGACTTACCCACATTACTTACACTTCCACTCCCTGAAGGAGTTGCGCTTTGAAAGTGTGCGTTCTGTGTTAAAAACTCTTTTACCGCTTCATCAACAGTTAATAGTTCACCTTGTGAGTTATATCGTGGAGTTTTATCTTTATCAAGTATTTCTACACGACCATCTGCATTTAATTGAACATTATTTTTTAATAGTTCTTTTATTTGTTCAGGATTAACTGCGCCATTGACTGAAGCTGAATTAATAAGTTGTTTATCAATTCTTTCTTTTTTAAGTTCTTCTCCTAATTTATTCACTATATCTTGATGTTCTAGTGTTCTCTTTTTCATTACTTCTTCAAACTTACCTTTTTCTATTTTAAGTTCTTCTTCTTGCTTTGCCTTCTCTGCTAATGCAGATTTAGCTTCATCAAGATTTTCAATACCTAAATCTTTCATGATAGATAATTTTTGTCTTGCTAATCTATCAGCCATTATTTTATCGTAATCAGGTTGATTAAATTGAGGTTGTTCTTGTTTAACTTCTTCTTGTTTGGTTTCTTCTACTATTGTTTCCGTTACTTGCTCGTCAGCCATATTGGACACTCCTTTGTGTTATATATATAATTTAAGATTTAGTCTTATTTTACTTAATCTTCAAGTAAATTTTCCCATTCAGGGTCATAAGGTATGAAACTATGCCTACATCTGTAGCCACCTCTATTTATAAATGGGTCACTACCGGACTTTCCTGCCCATCTTGAACTCCATAAACTTCTTGCTTCTTCTTCTGTAAATACTTTACTTTGATGCCTTCTGCAAAAATCTCTAGTAGTTGCTATATTAGTTCCTGTATATTTGAATGAAGTTATACCTGCTTCATTTGCTTTGTATTTAGTAAACTGACCATCGAATTGCATTATACTATCATGTGCTATTTGACTTGCATATTTACGCATATTGTTTCCTAGAATATCACTAGCATATTTGCCGTTTAATTGGGTTTTAGCAATAGCCACTTTACTTAATATAGATTTATTATCTGAATATCTATTCTTAGCAACATAATCGACTAATCTATTAACTGCGTTCTCATTACTACTTTGATATACACCATTGATTGCGCCTCTAATTTCTTTAACCATTGCATTGAATGGCTTACCTGTAACTGCCGATTGGTAAACATTGTCAGATATAACATTAAGAAATCTATTGGCTACTTCTTCAAATCCACTAAATGATAAGAATTTTAAGTTATTAATAGTTGTTAAATCAGCTTTGGTTAATGTTTTAAATCTATCAGGTAATGGCAAAGGTCTAATTAATGCCTGATATTCTTTTACTATCTCATCATACTCACTAACTAATAATGATGCTTCTTTTAAATAGGTTTCTTCAATGAGGGTTTTTAATGCAGGTCGTAATTGAATAGCTAATTGAGTTGATAATGTTAATTCACCACCAAGACTTTTTTGTAATTGAGCAACAATTTTATCTTCTAAATTTTTTAATGTACCAATTATTCTTTGTTCATGTTGGTCAGTTAGTCTTGTTATGAAGTCTATCTTCGCCATTCATTATTTCTTTTTCTTTTTCATAACAGGTTTAATTGGTTTTCTACTTTTAAGTTTTGTTTTTTTTCCTTTGTGATATGGCATGGTCTTTCCTTTTCTCTATAGTGTTCTGTGCAAAGAAGTTCCCTTGCAATGCTATTAGTAATGGGTTTACCATAGTTTGCAAATTTTCCACAGAAACATTTTTGCTTTTCTTTTCTTTGTTCGTGAGTCCAATTTAATATTTCTAGTAATGTTGGGTGGTACAATTATTCTTGTATCTCTTCACCCTCTATGGAGTTTGTAGAGAATTGTCCAATAGGAGAAGTTTTAGCATCTATTTCATTATCAATAGCTTTAATTACATCATCATCATCTACAACTGCTCTAGCAATTTGTTTATCTATTTCTTTTTTAAATGTTTCTGATTGTACTCCACTTGCTTTTGCTTTCTGTAGGTAATCTAAATCACTTGCGAAATCTCTTAAATCAAAAGACTCAGGATAGATAATCTCACCATCAAAGACTTTATTCTGCCACTTAGCAAACAATCTCCATATATGTTCCTCTGCATTTTCTAAGTAGTCTGCCTTCTCTGAAAGTCTAGCATTTAATAGCTGAAATTCTGTTTGTAAAGCAATGCCTGATTGAACACCACTTGTTGTTGACCTAACTGCACCCATGTGAGTAATTCTATTAATAGCTTCTACCTTCATGTTTATGCTATTCATAATAGCATCTAATGATTGAGAACTAGGTTGAATAATATAAGGCTTTAAATTTGCGTCTAAATCTTCAGGCATTTCAATAATACTACCTGCTCCTGCACTAGCTTCTACATTTGGTGTCTTAACTAATGAGGGGTGATTAGATAATCTAATAACTTGTTCAATCTCTGAATAGTCGTTGTAGATAGACTGTTGCATTTCTGCAACATCATTAAGGTCAGATATACCTATTCCTCTTCTTTGAGATTTTTGATTGTATAAAACAACAGCAGGAATTTCTCCTAATGCGTTAGGTACTTCATCTAATAATATAGGTTTTGTTACTGCATATTGTTTTTTAAATTCATTAATTCTATATGTACAGATATCCTCTAATGTCCACACCTTAACAATAGCATCATCATTTATTAAATCTTCTAACAATGTTAATGATGTTAAATAAAATCTTCCGTTGTTTAATCTTTCATATTTCCAATTCAATACATTTTCAGGAGTATATATACTTAAATAAGGTCTAATGTCTTGCTGTAGTTCTTCTGCTCTAGTATTGGTAACTGTTTTTGGCTTATCTAATATTGCCCAACAAGTACCATAGACACTTGCGTTGACTTGCATTTCCCTAATAATGTTATTAAAACTTCTGCCATCTAAGTCAGCATCATTAATAAAACTTTCTAATTGTGCGTCTCCTGTCAGACTTCCATAATCTCTAGTAGGTGGAACTCTAAATAGAAATGATGAATAGATTTGCACTACATTCTTGCAATGATTATCAACAGGTGTATTTGATGCTCTTTTTAAATACTCTTCGTCTGTCTCTAAAACATATCTGTTAAGGTGATAGCCATTCTGATAATCCTGTCCACCTAGATATGACCTTAGATGAAAATTCCAATCATTAAATTTTTCTTCGTAATGTATGTGTCTTTCACTTAAATATTCTCTTGTATAACCTGCCATTATGACCACCTCTTAGGTTCGCTTGGAGTAAAGTTTCTGCGTAATGGGTATAAGTATTCTATCATGTAACCTAAACTATCATTAAAGTGGTCGTAACCATTATCCTTATCAGGAACAGTTGTACCATCTTTATAAATTTGCCTTTCAAGACTTTTTATAGCACTTTTGCACTTGTTAGCAATAAATAAACTATTTTTTCCGTTTGCGTTTTTCAATTTTGTATTAACACTATTAATTCTATCCCTTACTAATGGGTGACTATTTCTTACTCTAATATTAAATCCTGCATTTTTCAAGATAGCAATATCAGTTACTCCACCTGCACTTGTTTTTCTTTGCTTAGCAGCAGGGTCCGGATAAACAATTATTTGATAACCATAATATCTATTCTTTAATTCTTGTACCATTTCTTGCGTGTTACTAGAATAGATTTGTATCTCATCATAAACATATACATCATCATTCTTTATTTCAGCTATTACACATGACATAGGGTCAATGTTAAAGTCCATGCCTACATGAATTGTTTTGCTTTCAGGAATGTATTCACTAATAACAGTCTTACCTCTATCAAAGTTATAATAGATTTGCCCTGCATAATTAACAAATGATGCCTCGTATTCTTGTCTAAAGGTTCTTTCATCTAAATCATTCTTTGCTTGTTCAATCTCATTGGCAGGAACTTGACCACCTTCTAATGTAGTATATTTAAAACTTGCCCATTCAGAGTCTGTTTCAGCTTTAGTAAATAGGTTGTAAGACCAATTACCATAACCTCTTGGAGTACCACAAAACAAAGCACTACCATTTCTATCTGATAAGGTAGGTCGTAATACTTCATACCATGCGTGTTCTTTGATATCTGCAAATTCATCTAAGATTAAGAAATCTAAACCCACACCTCTTAGTGAGTTCTCATTGTCTGCACCTCTTAGTGATATAATAGAGTTATTCCTTAATGTTACTGTAAGGTCAGAATTATTTACATTTTTAAGCCACTTATGTTTTCTTAGTCTGTCTACAAGTTCTCTGAAAACTATATCTTTAGCCATACGATAAGATGGAGCAACATACCAACATTTCTTCTTAGGATATCTAGCAAACCTAGCTAATTCATTGATAGCTGTAAATGTCTTTCCAAATCGTCTACCGGATATAAGAACTCTAAACCTTTTATCACATTGTATAATAGTCTTTTGAGGTTTAGTTAGTGGCATTAATCATAAGACCAAGCTAAAGGCTTATCATCTTCAGTACTCTCAACACCATCTTTTTGACCAAGAATTTGCTTACCCAACCATATTAGAATTGCTGCATTACCCTTCTCAGCCGCTTTAAATTGGAGTTGTCTTAGCCGTAACTTCTGTTCGGCTCTACCTTTTGTTAGATATTCCGAATAACCTTTTTCAATAGTGTCAGGAGAACACCCAAAGAAATCACCTATTTCTATGTTCGTACAGCCAAATCTAGCTAAATTTTGCACCTCTTTAGTGTCTATATTATATTTTTTTGGTCTTGCCATTTTTATACCTCTTTAAACCTGAGTGTAGGTTATTTTAATTTAGTGCCACAATTAGGACAGCTTTTATCTGTCTTAATCTTTACACCTTCTTCTTTATCAAATGTTACAAACTCCTCTAGTTCTGTTTCATCAAAGCCTAAATTAGTCAATTCGTAATTATTATCAAGTAAATCTGCAAATTCTTTATGAAGTAATCCAAAATCCCATTCACTAAATTCGTTAGTTTTGTTGTCTGCTATACGATATGCCTTTGCTTTTTCAGGAGATAGGTCTGCTATTAATACAGGAATACTATTACATTCAAGTAATTTAGCTGCTTCGTATCTTGAATGACCTGCAATAATGACTCCTGCTCTATCTACTACTATGGGTTGTTGCCAACCAAACTCTTTAATTGAGTCTGCAACCTTCTTAATATCCTTTTTTTTTCTTGGATTTCTTTCGTATGGCTTGATATCCGTAATAGCCTTTTGTTGTACTAGCATTAATGCTTTGTATAGGGTTCTATTATAGTACCCACATAACCAAGTTCAGTAACAATGCTATCAATTAAATCTTGTGCATCTTCTCTACTTATAAAGTTAGCAAATTTTAATATAGCTGAATGTGTTCCATTCTTTTCTTCAATGATAAAAAAATTATTATTATCTTTTTCCATACCTAAATTGGTACATGAGATATGTTGATTTGACAATGGTAAATAATCTATATTTTTCTATAACTTCTTTATGAAAGTTTTCCATATTACACAAAAATCTATTCTTTTTTTTCTAAATCTATTTCAGTTTGGTGATAATAGGAATGAAAATATTAAGCACTATATTGAGATAGAGTACAAGCCCATTGATAGAGAATGGGCTTATACTAAGTTTAAAAGATAAAACTATAGATGTTTTTTAATAAAATTAGTTAAATAAAGTATAAAGATATCTAAATCATCTTTAAAATAAACTAATTCATCTCTTTCATTATTATCAAATGAACTAGTATAACCTTCATCTGCCATTTTAGATATATGGTCTCTAGCTAAACATAAAGAGTTAAATAACTCTACTTGGTTTTTTAATTGTTTTGTCTCTTGTTCACTTAATTTGTATTCAGTCATTATTTTTTTTCTCCTTTAATTTTTCTTCTTTTTGTTTTTTGTATCCTGCCTTATAGCCTAAGTCATAAGTTTTTTGTAATGTTCTGTGTATTTCTATAAGTTGTTCTGATAAATTTGGTTTTTTAGTCATTATATGTCTCCTTTGCAATTTGTTTTAATCTCTTCAAAGTTGTAAGTGAAGTATAATTATATAAACACTTAAAAAGAATTAAACCTAGAAAATTTTATAGGGAAAATTCTTTAGTTGTTCTCCTTTTTTTTATATTTATTTTATACAAGAAAAACCCCTATAAATAAAGGTTTTTTACATCTTCTTCTGTAATCATGCCTTTTTCAACCATTTTTTCTACAAATCCTTTATGTTTTTTTGCATATTCTTTAGAAAAATTAGTTGGATTTTTAAACTTTTCAACCCAACTTTCTAACTGAGTTAGTTCTACATCTGCTGCTGTTGGCTCTTTAGGTCTTTCATCTAAATACTTTTCAGCTGATAACCAAAATGCAGGTTGTTTAGCAAAAGTTTTATCTGTTTGAGAATTATAATATTCATTATACATATCAGCTAATTGCTTAGGTTTTTCTAACCAATCTTTATCTAGCTTATTATAATTTCTTAATGCCTGACCTTTACTAACTTTATTATTAATTAATTCCCAAAATATATTAAATTCAGAGGTATATACTTTATTATTAGATATAGACTTAGACTTAGATATAGATATAGAGGCTACAGTTTCGCTAGAGCGTTCGCTTAGCGTTCGCTGTGCAGTAACTTGACCACCTCTAGAACCATTAAGTTTATTTTGATTAGTTGTATTGACTGCTCTTATATATTCTTCCCTTAGTCTTTTTTGATACCAACCCTTGTTCCAATCAGAGCCATCATAAGTCCAATATAATTTTAATATCTTATCTATCTTTTCATTATTTGGCTTTTGTGCATCACGACATAAAGTTTGAATAAATTCTTTATCATCAGGCAAATATCCTTCTTTAGACCAAGCATAAAATATTAATCTAAAATAAATCCCTAATTCATCATTAGTTAAAAAGCAAGTATCTGAATTGAAAGCATCAATCCATAAGTTCATTTTTGGCATAGTAGTCATTTTTTAGTTCTCCTTTGTTATAACATCTAATACATTTATAATCGTCTAACCAACTATAAATCTGTAACATCATATGTAATGTATAAGTTCTTTTACATTTCATACATTCCATTAAAGTATTTGGGTCAGGCTTTTTAGAGCTTTTCTTATTAACCATTAAATTATCTGACTAAAAGGTAAGTGTATTCATCTTTACTAAGTTTATTTTGATAAAGGTCAACTTGATTTCTTTCTGCATAATAAAGAATTTGCCTTGCAAAACCATGTAGTCCTCTATGGTCTGTGCCTCTATCTCTAGCCACAAAACCTTGATGGTAAATATAAATCTTACCTTCTCTTGGCTTTTTAATTATTCTGTCTATGTGTGCAGAGTCATTTATAATAATTGCGTTTTCGTATTTTTTTTGTTTGTTAAGCATAGTATTCTCCTTTTTGTTGTTAATTATGTTTTAATAATTCATTAATTGGAATTAATATCATTTCAGCTAAATTATTATCACCACCAAACACTCTATTTTTTTTGTGCTTTCTAGCAATATCTTTTAACCTGCATGTAGGTAATATAATTATAGAATTAATAGTATTGTTATCATCAAGAATAAAAGCATAAAATTCAGCTTCACTAACCGATATACCTGATGGCTTTCCATTACATTTAAACTCAACAGCAATATTACTTGTTTTCTTCCATAGTTTATCAGACTTAACCTCAATCTTTTTTTCAAATAAGATTTTAGCTAATTCCTTTTCTTTGACCTGACCATAAGCTAAGTCAATATCAAATTTATTGTTATCGTTATACACCCCAAATCTCTTTTCTTGCTTTAAGCATATTAGGACTATTCCAAATAAAGCTGCTTGTGTCAGGTTGATAAAGATAAGCAAAGTCTTTTTTATCATTGCATAACTCAAATGCTTTATTCATGCCTTTTAAAATGTTATGTATCTCAATCTTATGAGCATCTTCAAAAACAATTTCCTCGAAATGGTGCTTTTTTGGGGTGACAATGAACAGATTACAAATCACCTTTTTATTGTACTTTTCTTCTAGTGCTTTTTTGTATACCCATTGTTGCAGCTTGTCGGAATGATTGATTGCCATTCTACCTTTAGTCTTTAAGTCATAGACTAAAAGCTGTTCTTCACCTTCATCATTAACTACAGAAAATACAAAATCAGAATAACCTATAAATTTAATACCTAATATTTCTGTATGTAGCTCTTCTTGATAAGAATGTAGCTTATAATTACCCATCTTCTCAAATAGTGGCTTACATTGAGAGAAAAATTGAGGTATTAACTCTAAATATTTTACCACCTGTTCTTGGTCATGAAAGTCTGCTAATCGCTCTGCAAACTCGTCTAAATGGGTTTTTAAAGGTAGTTCTTCACCCTTCATAAAGTTATGCAGCATTTCCTCTACGATATTGCCAGTATTCATTGCAGGATTTGTGCCAGTATCTATGCCATAGATTTTATTAATAATAAATTGACAGGGGTAATTCTTAAATGAATTTAATCTACTATAACTCATTCTTTCCATTCCCCATTTTTCAAAGTTTTTTATATGCATTTTAACTCCTCAAACCTTCTTATAAGATAACTTAATATGTCTTTTTCTATTTCTGCATTTCGACTTCTTTGACTACTTAACATTTCATACGATAAAATTAAAGCATCACAAATAATTTCAATAAATGCAGGATTATTATTTATATCTTTAAGTAATGTTTCTAATTTTGATTTAAATATATATTTTGATTTAAACTTTTTACTAGCAATAAGTGCTTGTTTTTTTGTGACTCTAGGCATTTGTTCTCTCCTTGTATTGTTCATAAAGTTCGTTTGCGTAATGTATAGGTTCAACACCTATTTTATCCCAAAAGTTTCTCTCACCCATTTTTTCGTGAATTTGTCTGTGATGAAAATCGCATATTGGAATAGAATTAGGGTCATGTCTTAAACCCATACCTATACGATTTCTTCCCTGCAGGTGATGTGCAACTATCATGTGATAATTGCTAACACCCTCTATCTCACATGGGTAGCAAGGTAACTCGCATACCCACATAAGAAATTTCTTATCCTTGATGACTTTAGAATGGGATATCATCTCGGCTTTTAGGTTGTGTTGGTTCTGTCTCATTAGTAGGCTCTGCCGTAACTTCAGCTTTGCTGTTCCAATAATCACTATCAGAAATCTTTATAGAAACTTGGTCTGTAGGATTTCCATCTTTAGTTTGTGTTTTCTTCCACAAAGCCATTTCATAAAATTTACCTTTTTCTAAAATAATAGTTTCATCAAAACTCATCTTAGAGTTTGAGTAAAGTGGTAAATTATCTCCGTCTTGTTTTCTTTCGTTTTTAAATAGACTTAACCAAGTCATTATAAACCTCCTTTGGTTTGTTGTTGACCATTATTGGTCGGTTGTGTTTTAGCAGGTGTTACTGATGCTGCATTTCCATCATCTTCAAAATCGCCTTCAAGGTTTAACATAGCTTGAATATGGTATCTACGCATATAAGTGATTGCAGACCCCATAGCTTGGCTTGTCATTGTTGAGTTTCCTAAGATTGATTTTGATATTTCTTTTTGACCACTTGGTAAGTGATTAAGTTTAGTAATCAAAAAATTCATTCCATCTTCATAAGTAACATTATAAATAATATTTAAATCATTATTCATTAATGCTTCCCTGCATGAAGTGAAGATATCGTTTAAGGTACTGTATTCGTGAGGCTTACCATTTCCCGTTTTAAAGAAATTGTTTTTACCGGACTTTTTAAGTTCCTTAAATTCTTTTCTAGCTTTTTCTAAAGCTATTATTAAGTAATCGTTTCGTTCATTCATTTAGTTCTCCTATTTAATTACGCTGTGTCCTCTGTTTTCCATGCACTTACGATATACAGCAGGATATGTAAGTTCTCTTTCAGGTAACAGATATAAAAAGTATGCTCTGAAGTAATAGTTGTAAACATACTTTGGTGTCTCCAACAAAAGATTTGAATTTTCTTTTGCAAGTTTTTCACAATGCTGAAGGTCATTAGTAATTTCTTCAGCTTTGGATTTTTCAAATGTACCACTACGACCTGCCGTATCAATTCTTGGTTGATAACTGCAAGACATTAGAAGATATATTATTAATAGTATTGTTACTTTTCTCATTAGTTCTCCTTAGTTCCTCTTGTATAGTCATAGCAGGTAATGGGAATTGAGTCCAACCTCTTCTTGTTGGGTCTAACAATTTCTCAATAATAAATTCAAATGGTTTATGTTCTTTTTTCATTATTATTTACCTCTATGTTTGGCTCTTGTATCGTACAGTCAGGACATTGATTAACATAGTCACCATCAACGAAATAATGATTTCCATGACATATCTGACATTGTTCTTTTTGTTCTAGTTCTTTTTCCATTGTTCTCTCCTTATTTTCTTGTGCTTAATAGTTCGTTAAATAGTAGCTGAAAAAAATCAGGTCTACTAATTTTATAACCTAATTTATCTAAATAATCAGTAATTTGATGATTAGTATCTTCATAAATATTTACTGTTGTTATCTTGCGATTTTTAGGTTTACCGATATTAATAATCTTAGCCTTTAAATTGTCTTGCATTTTCTATCTCCTTTCCTTTTTTATTACTAAAATATTCGTTGTTTAATATTTTACTAATTCTTTTAATCTCTTTAGCTTTTTTCTTTTGCTGCTTCTCATAAAGAACTTTTAATATATAGCTATTCTTTACCATTATTTATTCTCCTTATAATGTGTAATGTTAATAGTTCTACTTGCTGCTTTTTCTTGCTTGTATTGCAACCACCCAAAATAAATCAGGTAGCCGCAACCAATAATTAAAAATAAATCTGCTCCGTTCATTAAGCAACCTCCTTGATAAGAGATTGCCCAATATCTCTGAATGATTTTACATCTATAATTTCAGAGTTTAACTTTTCTATTCTTTTATTAACTTTTTTTGTTTTGTGTTGTAAGTGTCTTAAATCATCTGCAAATAATGATGTTCTAGAAAGTTGTTCTTCTCTCTTGATACACTCTATTTTATAGTCTGCAAGTTCAGCTTTTAGTTTTGCAATCTTTGCAAAAGTCTTATCGTTTTTTTCGTGTGCTTTGAACTCACTCCAAATGATATTGTAATTATCAGAAGCAACTTCAAAGATGTCACCTTTTTTATCTGAGTTATCTCTAGCAACATTGTGAATGGTAGTTGGATATTGACCAAATATTAAATCAAACTTTGACCTATTCCATTTTAATGTTGTCTTGATTTGACATGAAGTACCATTTTCAGTTTTGATATCAATAGTAGAGTTTGGATATCCGTTAATAGAAAAAGTTTTAGTAACGCAGCTAATAACTTTTGAACAGTAATCAATTTTTTTTACTGTTGAAGTAACTCTTAATAAGTACATATCAAAAACATTATTAATTTCAGTTGTTGTATTTGCTAAAACAACTTTTTTAATATCTTCGATATTTTTAAATGTGTATCTCATGTGAGTTGCTGAAGAGTAGTATTGAGAAACCTCACCTTCAGGTGATAAATTATCTACAATTATGTATTCTTTATTAAAGATTAAATCTAAAAAACAAACAGTATCTGTGTAACTTCTTTTTTCCTCTGTATCTCTTATTTCTCTCCAACTTCTTTTATCAATTTCTGTGATAAAACCATTTTCAGTAAGTTCACATTTTAAATTATTAAGATTGTCATTATTCCAATCTTTAACATAATTAGAATTTTCAGAAATATTACGATTTATATATTTCATTCTGCTATCAAAATATTCTTGAATAATAGGTTGTCTTTTTTCATTTATTTCGTTAATGAAATCTTCTAGTAGTAAGTTTGTCATTTTGTGTTCTCCTGTTTCCATGAATTAAATTTAGACTTTTTTACTACTTTCGCAATAGAAAAAGTATTTATTTTATATTTTATTTATATTCATTGTAAATCAAGGTTTTTTATATAACTATGAGTAAGTTCTTTTTGAACAGTTCTCCTCCATTGATTAGTGTAGTTTTCTCCCTGCACTAATCTATTTTGAATTACCTAGTGGGATTTATCGTAAATTATTTAAATAAGGTCTGTATAGGCTTTAAAACAGGTTTTTTTGGGTATTTTTTGACATAAGTTACACAAGATTTGAGTATTGTATGACCTGACCCTAAATCGGTGCTACTTCTCATAGTTGTTAGGTAATATGCTTTATCGTCCTCGAACTCTAAAAATCCGACCACTTCACATTCTTCTATAATACATTCTTGTTTAAATTCTTCTTTAGATAGCCATATATTAGAGCCTGATGAGTGGTCTAGGAATTTTAGATAGACAATCAATTAGTGTATTAAGTTATGTAAAAACCATAAAGCAATTATAAAAGCACAGAGTTTTGAAATATTACTCCATGATGAATAATCCCCTATTGCTTCTGCAATCTTAAACCATCTTTTTTTTAACCAAAATATCATCTTATAGTCCTTTCTACTTTAATGCTGTTCCACGAATTTTATCGAAAGAACGCAAACCTGCCATTCCTAATAAAGAAACAACAAGCGGCATTAAAACACTCATGTCAAGGCTTGGCAATGGTAAAGTTTCAATCTCAAATATAGCAATAATAAACATTAAGAATTGCTTTAAAACAAATTCCCAAAATATAGCTAACGCACAAGACATTCCTATAAGTGGTCTCCAAGACCTTTGCATGATACCACCAATACCTGTTGCGGTTGACTTCGCATCAGCAATATTAATATCCATTTGTTTTAGATTTAATTGGTTTTCTAATTCTTGAAGTTTAATTTTAGCATTTGCTTTTTCTTCATCAGAGGTATGTAGTTCATCTAAAATTTTACCTACACTACCGACTAATCCACCACCTAATAATTTATCAAGCATTTGATTTCACATCTTCTAATATTTTATTTTTCATACTGATAAATTTATCTACAGTCATATTCAATATACCTGTTCTTAAAGAAAAATTCTTTTCTGACCAATTCTCTAATCTTTCTTCCATGAATTTAATTTGTAAGTTTTTTTCCTCATTCATCTTTTTTAAATCTTTAATTTCTTTTTTTAATTCTTTTTCTGTTGACATTACGCACTCCTCATTCTTTCTGCTAAATGATTAATTCTTTTAACTATACCTTCTGTTTCGCTTCTTCCTAATTTACTATCAAGCAATTCATCAGCTGCTGTATCGTAATCTTTTTGTCTTAATGCTTCTCTTAGCTTTTTAAACATTAGTAATTTTGGTAAACCAAGCCAAAATGATAATTCACAAATTACCTCAAAAGCCTGTTCATTTATATCTGACTCAGTTATAAATTTTCTAGCATCATCAATAGCTACATTTAAATCTGTTGTAAAAATAACATCTACATCAGCATTAGTTAATTTTTTAGTAATTAAATGTTGCTCATCATGTCTTATTAAGTGTCCTATGCCTGTTGTCCATAGACCTTTCGTATCTTCGTAGGCTTCGTACCTAATCCCTTCATGAGAAGATACAGAATTACGCAATCTTACTATATTCATTTTTTACTCCTTAAACTTGGTAGCATCTCTGCAATAATTTTAGTTATATCATTAAACAATACTTTTAATAATCCTATATGTATTTCTAAATGACAATTCTCATTAAAATTGTCTATTTCATCTTTAGTGCAAGTCACTCTTATCTTATTTCCTATTCTAACTATTCTCATATATAAATATTTTTATCCCAACTGCCATTGTTATTCAAGACCATTGGCAAAATATATGGAATACCTTCTGTAATCACCCCACAAGACAATACTGGCTTCGCTAAGTTTACCTTCATATATGCCATAGCTAAAGACTTCTTATCTACTAAACACCCTACACTCATTCCCCAATTCAAATGAAAATCATTAGCTACATATTTAATAGAGCT